GGTACAAAGATGGAGACAAAGTTAATGTCTCCGAGGTCAAGGAAACCTTTGGACTTTCCCAGAAAAAATGGGTTAAAGTTAGGGACGAAATAGACGAACTCGTGACAAAAGGTACAAACACTTTTTACATAGAAGAGAAAGTAATCAGGGTTTAGTGATTTAAATTAACTATAAAAACAAGAGGTGATTATATGAAATCAAAAATGTTAAGAATAAGATTTGAAGAGTTAGACTTTATTAAATTAAAAAAGTATTGTGAATTACACAACACTACAATGTCAAGTGAAGTAGTAAAGTATATAAAAACATTAATCAATTAAATAATATTATCTCAACTTCCTTAACCGGAAGCTTTTTATTTTAATTAATAGTTGACAAAACTAGTATGTTGATGATATACCGTTAAATATTTACGAAAAATTTTTAAAAGGCGAGATTGTAAAACATAATATATCAGACAAGTATGTACCTTTTATACTTAATGTTTCTAAATTTGAGGAGGTAGTTGAGAATGCAAACAATAAGAGTTAAATGTCCAACTTGTAATACAGTGGTAGAGAGGAAAATTAAAGTCGGAGAAATTATTACAATCTGTCATATAAAATGTAATGAATGTTGTTGTAACAGCGGTACCATGTGTAATGAATGTTGTTGTAACAGCGGTACCATGTGTGATGAATGTACGGATTAATAACACAATAGAACAACTTTATTAAAACACCTATCATTGTTGATAGGTGTTTATTTGTTTGACATAACTATTATATTAATGATATAATGTAAATATTAAATAATATAGAGGAGATGAAGATGTGAAACGAACACCGTCAGGTATAAAGATAAGCCCTGAAACACTAACGTTGATAAAGAATGAAGCTGAGAAACAAACGCTTTTACGCATTGAAAATATATCGTTTTCAAGGATGCTTGAAATAATATTAGTTGAGTTTTTCGAAAATGATACAAAGATATCGGTTGTTGATTGCGACCGATTATATAGAAAAGGTAAAGAAACGACTAACGTATTAAGATACGTTACATTCAAACCATTGATAAAAAAGCAATTGAAAGAGGTGGCAAATGATAATCATTGTAGTTTGCTGAAACAGCGTAATGCTGTTGGACTACGTAAACGTGACGATACTAGACCATTTAGGTCTGCAAAGATGGCTCATGTTATCGAATATGCGGTTGAACAATATTTCAAAGAAAGGACTGATTAATCATGAAGGCAAGAGTACCAATATTTTTATATATTGACAATAGTAATATCGAACGTGTTAAAAATGAAGCTGAGAAACACACACTTGACCGATGTGAATTGATATCTTTCTCAAGGATGCTTGAATTGATAATTTTAGAGTCTTTGAGAAAAGATTTAAAACTATCACAAGGCGAATGTGATGAATTTAACGGTAATAAACATATCGACAAATGCGTCAAGCACTACACGATTAACATTAAGGTGATAGAAGGGTTAAGAGAAGAAGCTTTAAATAAATTAGATAATATTAAATGTAGAACACAAGCAACAATGTCATATATAGTTAATTGTGCTATAGAAAACTATTTTTCGGAGGCGAAGTAAATGAGTTGGGTATCAATTGATGAATTTTTTGAGGCAAATGAAAAACCAGTAGTTAAAGGCTGGTGCGGTATGAAATACAATAGAGAAAATGAAGCAATGGAAAGGCAAAGATTTGGTAAAAAAATTAAGACAGATGATGAAAAAGAGGCAAATGACGATGAATGAGAAAGGGCATCGTGTTGGTGCCTTCGTTGCAGGTGGTATATTTTTATATTGTTTTAAAAATAGTCAGGGTTTAGATGTAATAACCGGGCTAGTGTGTATCGGTGTTGGTGCATTTATACCTGATTTGGACGCTGAACACTCATACATTCGTTCTAAACTTCCTAAACTTGCAAAGTGGTATTCAGGTATAGCCGATAAATATAAAGGTTCTAAGGTTGGTTATATGACATTTAGACATCGTGGTGCGTTATTGCATAGTGTATGGTCGGTACTATTATGTTTACTGGTTTATATGTACACCGATAGGCTAATGTTTTATGGATTAGCGGTGGGTATATTCTCGCACCATTTGTTAGATATGCTAACACCTGCTGGATTAAATTATTTATATCCAGCTGTGAATAAAAGGATAGGATTGTATCATTGTAAAAAGGTGGTTAAAAGATGAAAAATAAAGTATGCGATTTTATAATAATTAAAAAAGATATGTATGAACTTGAAAAAGGTGTATATGAAATTGTGGATATTTCACCACTTACACGAACGATAACTTTTAAAAGTTATCGGCGTTTTGATGAATTTCGTATAGCCGTACAACCTAGTTTTAACCCAATTGATGATATCAGTGATCGAGAATTTTATCATGAAACTACAGCTTATAAAATACTAAAAGATAAAGAAGTACATAAAGTTTCTACAGAAATGTCTATCCATGAAGAAGATATGTTGTACAACGACACCGATGAAGCTATAAAATTACGATGCATGTTTCAAAGCGAAGAGTATATAAAAGATAATTATGTTCAACGGGAACCTGAAAAAGATAAAGAATTTCATATCGTTGAACAACGTTTCACTAAACATACATCTGACCGTGGATTTTTGAACACATACAGATCACGTATTAAGTTTATCGTTGATGTGATAGATTGGTCGGGTTTTAGAAATAGAGAAGAATACAATGATTATCATCAAATATGAAAGGAAGCTGAGACATAAAAGTCTTGGTTTTTTTTATTGAACTAAAAAAAAATTCCCACAATGTTACTTGTGGGAATTTTAATATTTCTAACTTTTATTAATAGGACGTATATAGTTTATCAGATTTATTCATTTTGTCCACAACTATATTTATGTTGATTAATCTGTGGATAACTTTGTTGACTTGGTAGATACCGTGATATATAATAATACTTGGAGGTGATATCATGAATAAAGTTCAAAGAACAATTTTAAAAAATAGTAGAACATCAAGAATATCGTTGCCACTAGAATATTTGGCTGAATTAGGTATTGAATTAAAAGAGGTTGTAAACGTTGAATTAGTAAATGGAACGATTGTAATATCGAAAATCGAATGTGACAAATAAACATTAACCAAGAAAGTAGGTCAAACGTGATGCAAACATTTAAAATCTTAGAAGGTAAGAACCACGATTCACCATATTGGTATTCAAAAGATATAACAATACCAGAATGGTACGATAATAGATTTAAAATACCAATGAAGATGCCCATAACAATGGAATCATTTGCAAAGGCATCTAAAGATGTAAGAAACGATTTAAAAAATGTTGAATCATTTGTCGGTGCAACAAGTAAAGAATCTGATCGAAAATTGGGGAATATTACAGGTAGAACGTTGATGACGCTAGATTTAGATCATTGTGATTTGACAACAGTGGGTAAAATAAAAGCGGTATTGAGGGACACACAATTTATACTCCACTCAACCGCTTCACACAGTACTTCTCAACCACGCTATAGACTTATTATAACACCTAATACAATAATAGGCAACGAACAGTATGAAGCACTGTGCAGAGTTATAATGAGTGAAATAGGTATTAATTATTTTGATACAACATGTGTTGAGATAAACAGACTGTTTTATTACCCTGCAATTCCGGAAGGAGGCTTATACGACGTTGGTTTCAATGAAGGTAAACCTTTAGTTATTAACGAATGGTTAGCCAAATATACCAACTGGAAAGATGTATCTGAATGGGTATATAGTGACCGTGAGACAAAAGTAATTAAACGTGAATTAGGTAAAGCACAACAAGACCCTACTACTAAGGGTGGTTATATAGGTGCTTTTTGTAGGGTATATGACATACACTCGACTATTGCCGTGTTCCTAAACGATAAATACGAAGGTGGAGACAAGTCAGATAGGTATACCTTTATAGGTGGCAGTTCGATAAACGGTATGCAAATATTTGATGATAAATTCGCATATAGCTATCAAGAAAGTGATCCATGCAGTAGAACATTGAATAATTCATTTGATTTATTGAGGAAACACATGTTTCCAAATGAAGACGAAAAGAAATCAGTGAAAGACATGCTTGAATTTTGTAGGAGTTTAGACGATGTAAAAAGTGATTGGATTACACACGAATTAGAGTCAAAGGAAGCTAAGATTGAAGAAGTTAAAAATGTAAAACCTAACGGCTCTGATAATAAACCCTATATTGTTGAAAACAAAGGTAGACTATCAATAGATTGTCCATGTTTATCAGAATACATAAGGCAGCACAGTCAATATATTTTCTGTAAAAGTGACTTTACAGTGATGCGATACTGGTATAAAGACGGCGTATATCAATTAGTATCAGATAATGAAATAAAAGGTTTCATTAAATCTTATATACCAAGTGCAATATATAAGAGTCGGGATGTGAACGAAGTATTTACAGATTTAATAACAGATCTAAAATATAATAATTTTGATGTTTTAAATCGTGACGAACATCTGATAAATTTTAAAAACGGATTGTTAGACATTAATACGATGGAACTACTACCACATACACCAGATACTTTAAGTACAGTACAATTACCTTGTAATTGGAATCCAGAAGCAATAAGTAAAAATGGTATATGGGATAAATATATTAAAACTTTAACAGACAGTGATTCAGAAATTGAAGAATTATTATTACAGTTTTTAGGTTTAAGTTTATCTAATATTCACGGTTATCGTGTAAAGAAAAGCATATTTATGTTTGGTAAAGGTAACACTGGTAAATCTAAAATAAAAGAATTAACATATAGACTCTTAGGCAATAATAATTGTTCAGGTGTAGATTTGACAACACTTGAAGCACGTTTTGGAGCATCAAAATTATTTAATAAACGTCTAATTGGTTCTAATGATATGAAATATGCAACTGTAGCGGAGGTAAATACTTTCAAACTTGCAATTGGTGGTGATACATTAGATGTTGAATTTAAAGGTTTAGGAAGTTTTGAATATATTTATAAAGGTCTAATGTGGTTTTGTTGCAATGAATTACCTAAATTTGGCGGTGATAAAGGTGAATGGGTATATGAACGTATTATAACTATAGAATGTTTAAATGTTATATCAATAAAAGATCAGGACGACGAACTGTTGGACAAAATGTATGCCGATAGAGAATATATTGTAAGACTTTGCATTGAAGCATTATTAAGATTAAGGAAGAACAGACTAAAATTTAAAATACCTGAAAAATGTAAAGTGGCAAAAGAAATATACGTTAAAGACAATAGCAGTTTTTTAACATTTTATAATGAATGTTGTGTACCTAGAAATGAAACCAAAGATGGTGTTACATGCAAAACTTTGTATGATGTTTACACAAGTTGGTGCAAAGATAACTGTAACGGTTATAAAGAACCAAAATTACAGGTCAATAAAGTATTAGAAACCATGGGTATGACTAAAAAGAAAATAAACACGCAACGCTTTTGGCGTGAATTTACACTTAACGAAGAAACACAAGATGATTATAAATATTTATGCACTATTTTATAAGATATACTCCATTATTAAAGAGACTCCATTTTTGGAGTCTCTTTAAATATCACTGATACCAATCGATTCAGCTATTTTAATATCAATTAACGCCATTCAACACCAAACAATTTTAAAGAATGGAGTTTTATGTAACCCTCTGATATTAGGCAATCCAATGTGATTAACTCCTTAACTCCTTTTTATTTTATTTTTTATAGAATAAATATAATATATAAATAAGATAATAGACATATGTATTGTTATATAAACATATGTCTATTATAATAATCATAAAAACAATATATATATAAAGAAATTCAAATTTTTTGGAGTCTTTGGCGTTTTTATAGTTTTAAACCTTTAACACTTAGAAAACACTGTGCTTGAACAGACGCCATTTTTAAAAATCGATTTGGCGTTAGTTTATGTTAAAATGCTTGAACACTTAGAAAACACTGTGTTTGAACAGACTCCATTTTTTAACGCCATTTTTTTGGAGTTTTTTATATTTTAGTTATTTACTCGAATCAACAACAGAATCGTATATCATAATTGACTATAGTTGTACAATTATGATATAATATTATATCAAATTAAAAGGAGATTAAAAAAATGAGAACACGATTTTTACCATATTGTTTAAAGAAATTAAAATCAGGTAATTTTATATTATTGAATAGATGGTATAAACCATTAGGAAATAACTCAAGTGAATGGATTGATTATGAACAATCAGAGAGTATTTTTAAACTACAAAGAGAACCTAAAAAATTTGAATCTAATTTCATAACCGTTTTTAAAGACGAATTTGAAACAACATATTATTTATATGATGACAGTTGTATACCTTACAATGATGCAAAATCAACTAACGATTACTTTAAAAGGTTAGAAAAAGTAATGTCTTATACTATAAAAAGTGAAAGAAGGTAATTCAATTGTACTACTTTAAAAAAACAGAATGAGTCCAACTATACGAAATTATTCATAGATATTTGTGATAGTCGACCAATCTCAGCCGTTGTGTTAAAACTTATTAAAAAATATATAGACGAAAAGAGTGATTTAATATGTATAAAATAGAAATAATGTGGATCGAAGAAGGTGTAGTTAGACATCAGGCTGCACAAAGTTATAAATATAGGGTAGATTGTACTAAAGAAATAATTTATTTAAATGTTATACCTACGTATATAGCATATGATGGTAGTATTGCTGAGAAACCTTCAATATCTTTTCCAATAACCAATATACTGGAACTTATTATCGATGGTAAAATTTATGTGGAAGACGGTAAGAGTTCTGAATTACTCACACGAATAACAACTAAATTGTTAAACAGCTGATCATGTCTCAAATTATTAAAATTTATGGCTCATAATTTTAGTATGTCTCACGTATGAGCCACGTATGGGCAACCTTATTAAAATCAAACAACTATCTAAGCTTCCTTAATCGGGAAGCTTTTATTTTATCCATTATTTCTCACCTCTAAACAATTTTATCATAGTTTATTTACCTTTTTGTAATTATAGTGTAATATAGACATATTGATTTAAAATATTAATTTTTAGGAGGATTTAAAGAATGAAAAAGTTTACAAGTCTTATCATGGTAATATCACTGGTTATGTGTTTTTGCGTGAGCGTATTTGCAGGAACGTTACCAAAGGCTACTATTACACTAAACGGTGCTAGTTCAAGCACTATCGAAAAAGGTACTACTTATGTCGAGGAATCCGCTACAGCTTCATATATTGATGCTACAAGTGGTAATCCAACAAGTATTGCAACTATCACAACAACAGGTGTTGTTAATAAAGACTTAGTCGGTAATTATACTATAACTTATACAGTACCTACATTAGAAGGTAAATATGACGGCACTACCGCAACAAGAACTATAAAAGTTGTTGATTCAACAATAGTTGCTTCAACTTCACCAACACCAAGTTCAACCGTATCACCAAGTGCTTCACCTACAATTTCACCATCCACTAGTCCTAGTGCATCGGTAAAACCGTCAGCAAGTGCAACAGTCGCACCATCTACAAAGCCGTCTTGCAAACCTACTACAGGTATTGTTCAGACAAACAACGTAACAGTGTCTAATGTCCACGGTGATGTTAATATCACAACAGTAAATGTTGTTAACAACTATTTTGAAAAAGGTTTATACATGGACTACAATAGTTCAAAAGTTAACATTGGTTCAAAAGAATCAGTAAAATGGAGTGGATCAAAGAAGATAACTACAAATCAAGATGCGTTTACAGTATATGGCTATGATGCAAACGGAAATAAAGTTAGCAAGACCGTATCGTTAAAAGCAGGTAAACACGACTACAAGGTTGATTTGGTCGCTGGTGGTAAAACTACTACAGCAAACGTTACAGTTGATTACGTAGCTGATACAAACGTTAAAGCTGAACCTATCGTTGAAGATACAGCAAATGTTGTTGCTGATACATTGCCACAAACTGGTGAATCTACAAATACAGGTTTAATTGCCGCTGGTATTGCTGTGGTATTCTTGGGCTTATACTCAGTGTTTTATATCAGACTTAAAGTTAAAAGTAATATGAGTGAATAACATTATACTTGAATTGAGGAAGCTGAGATATAGTGTCTTAGTTTCCTTTTTTAGGTTTAGCTGTTTCAAACGGAATAACTATTAATTAGTTAATATGTTTTAGATTGTGAGGAAAAATGAAAAAGATTATATATTTTATACCATTTGTAATTATTATAATCGGTCTGCTTATCGTATTTTATCCAAATATTAAAGAATATTACAATGATTATAAGACCGGACAAATTGAAAATAATATTAAAACGGGTAATTTTGAGCCTGTTGAACTAACTGTTGATAATGATGACCAAAATGCAGATAACATAATTGGTAACGGTAAAATCGAACCAGCTGGAACAAAGATAAAAGTGGGTACCGTTGGTATAATTACGATAAATAAGATAAAAATATCATATCCAATACTAGAAGGTAATGTGTTCTCCGTGATGTCCGTAGCCGTTATGCACATGAACGAGACAACGTTACCCGGTAAAGATGGTAATTGTGTTCTAGCGGCACATAGAAGCTTTACATATGGTCGATTCTTTAACCGTCTTGACGAAGTTTTTATAGGTGATAGGGTTAATATCGAAACAAAAAACGGTATGTATCGATACACCATTTTTGAAAAGAAAAGAGTGCTTCCGAATGATACGAGTGTTTTAGATAGTAAGAAAGGTAAAAAGTATTTAACATTGATTACATGCGATCCAATGAAAAATCCTACACATCGACTTATACTAGTTGGTAAGTTATAAACGTTTGATATTAAAAGCTCTCAATTACATGAGAGCTTTTAATATTTCCGGTGCTAATTTTGTTCCAACAGAATATGCTACCAGTGCCATAGTTAAACCAATGATTAATTTCCACTGTTTTGCCATTTGTTCACTCAATACTTTTGTTATCTCCAGCTTCATATCACATAGTTGAGTGCTAATGTTTTTTTATTTCTGTTTCAAATCTAGTACTGGTTATACACACATCGTGCTATTCATTTTCCAGTACTTCATACTTTTTCTCAAGTGCAACCAACCTATTCGTCATCTCCTCAAGCGTCATTAAGTCCATCTCCATTTATTTTAATTGTATTCTTGTGTATACAAAACTGTCGTAGATTGCTATATGGTTTAATTTATGTCAATCAAAAGGTACTATATCATGTTATAGTGCTTTATATCAATAATGTTACTGTTTAATTGATTTAACGTCAAGTTGTATATTATGTTGACAACATTTGTATAAGTATGATATAATGTAGGAAATACTTAATTTAAAGGGGACTGAAAACAATGAAAATTATTAAATCGAAAGGAAAATTTAAATTTCAATTTGAACGAATAGTACCAGGATTAGAAAATGTATATACTTTTAATCCTCAAAACCTAACATCCAATTTCGATCCTCTGGTTATTAAACAATTAAAGGCTTTAAATGGTGTGATACCTAATAACGCTTTAAAAGCGTATGCGGTATACAATGTTTTAGTTGATAAACTCCACAATCCAACACCGGAAGACTTAGAGAGCGTGTCTAAGCTTCCTCTAGACTTATCGAGTGAGCAGATTGAAGGCTTACATTTTCTAAAATATGTTGGTCAACACGGTATCATTGCTGACGGATGTGGTGTAGGTAAGTCGAGGTTAGTACTGGCATATGCTGATTTATCGGATGCTAAAAAAGTGTTGATTATCACACCTTCAAATGTAAAACTAAACTGGATTGATGAGCAACAGAAAGCAAATGTAAAAGGTGACATGGTTGTGTGTCATGAAACCGATAGAAACAAAAGAACTAATAAAATTTCGAATTACTTTGAATCAAACGCACGATTTTTAGTTATAAACTTCGAAATGATGGACTACGAACAACTACAATCCGTTACATGGGATTTACTCATCTATGATGAATGTCACTATTTGAAAAATAAAAAATCTATAAAAACAAAATTGACCAAAAAATTAAAAGCTAACAAGTATTTATATCTATCAGCAACACCTTTGACAAATGATGCAGCCGATTTGTGGTCAATACTAAATCTTATCGATTCAAAACGATTTAGTGGTTATTGGACATTTGCTAAGTATTTTGCAAATGTGATAGAGACAGATTTCGGAACAGATGTAAAAGGTTATCGTGCAGATAGAGCCGATGATTATACTTGGTTATTGAAACGTTATTCAATACGTAGGTGCAAGGAGACAGCATTTGAGCAAATTAAAACATATCATCGTGTAAGATTTACAGAGAGTCAAAAAAAGTTATACAAGGAAGCTGAGAAACAATGGTTATATGGCGACAACGTAATCAGTACACCTGCTGAAAAATTCATTAGAATGTGCCAAATATCTGTATCACCGCAAATACTAAGGTTAGATGGTGATAGTGAGGTGGACAATAAAGTTATCGAACTTTTAACCAGACACCTGAATAACGGTATACGGAAAATAATAGTTGGTTGCTCGTCTAAAGAACATACGTATATTTTACAAAAAATGATAGCCGATGAATTTGATAATATCAACGTTTATCGAATAGACGGTGAAGTTAAAAGTAAAACACGTAAAGAGATAGTCGATAATTTCAAAGCCGACATTATCGATAGTATCCTTGTGGCGACTGTAACATCGATAGCTGAGGGTATATCAATAGACGAGTGTGATCACATGATTATTGCTGATTACTCATTTAAGCAAGACAAGAACCATCAATTCGAATGTCGTATCTTTAGACCTCAAACGGTTACTAGAAATAAATATTACGATATCATCATTGCTGATAAAGTAGGTAGAGAAAAGATAACAGCCTTGAAACTAAAACAGGAAATGGTTGATTGTATTTTCGATGGTAAAGTACCAACAGTAAGTATACCAAACGATGTGCAACGGTATGTTGCTAATAAATTAAAATATGAAAAAGGTGGATTTTAAATGAAAGCAAAATGTGATAATTGCAAGAAACATTTCACGGTGTCAATGTTAACTAAAAGGATCATACACGACGTGTCGTTAATATACGTCAAATATTACCATTAAGAGACAAAAGTTTTGAAGGAATTAAAACGTTTTTAGAACCATTAGATATTGAGGGTATAGTGTTTCATGGCAAAGATGTGTTGAACATAAAAACGAATTTTCAAGATAAAGATCGAGGTTATGATTATTAAGGGTTTAGAGGAGTGAGTAAAAATGAATGACTTTACAATAATTTGTAACAAATGTAAAAATGAAATAATTGTTGAACATAATGATTATAACAGTAATGGTATAACTGTAGGACCTGATACGTGTGGTCAACTTGTATTTATAAACTGTTCAATATGTAAAAATGAGGTGCAAATATTCATATGACATACATAGGATTGGATATCGGTGGTAATACGGGCTTTACAGTTTTTGATTTAGTAAAACGTAAGTTACTTGAAGAAGTTGTACTAGATACTAGAAACTTATCAGAAGAAGAGAGTGCAGAACTTATTATTAATAAGATGCAAGACTCTCGATTAAGAAACGGAACACAAGTAATTGTTATATCAGAAGCCTTCATTTCTTCAAGAACAATGAAGATTGATGTGTTTCGTTCAGCAAGAATCGAAGCAATGGTACGATTCTGGATAACATATTTTGAACCCAAAAAATATGAATACCACAATCAAATACCACAAAAACGATTACCATTTGTGGATAAATCAAAAACATGGGTAACTACAAAAGGTACTACCAGATGTCACATTGTTGATAGTTTTGCTCATATACTGGCACATTTACATGAGAAAAATATTGAATTACCTACGTTACATAAATCGGGTAGCGTTAAAAAAGAGTTAAAAGTAGAGGAATACGACGGAAAATTAGAATTTTAAAGGAGAATTAAAAATGAACGATAATGAGTGGAATTATGTTAAAGATTAAGTTATAATTAAAGCAGATGTAAATTTTTTTATGTCTCCTTTAAATTTAAAATTAAAAAATACCCTCCGTTAGGGTATTTTTGCTATATGAGGTAAAATAATATGTCGTGGGAAACTAAACTTAAAAAGCTTATCAGTAATAAAACAGATAAAATTGATTATTCAAAGCATGTTCAGGAAGCTGAGACAGATAATATATTTGAGTTCTACATAGAATATGAATGGGTTGACAGTATCGGATTAACACATTTTCAAACGTTGGAGTATCAGGAAGCTATGGATATGTTACAGGATTTACCACATATAAAATTGTTGGAGAATGTAACAGTGTCCAGTTATGGTAAAATAAAGATGGACGATGAAATTATTTAAAGGAGACAAAAGTCATGAAAACGTTGCAAATAGCGATAATATAGTTGATTTAATACACATGTTGTGTGATTGGTTAGCCATGTCCATACAATTTAAACAACCACATAGAGAGTATTATGATGTCACTCGACATTTATTAAAATTAAAAGACTGGTAACATGAACGAATTGAAGATGTGTATAAAGCATTGGATATATATTATGATAAATGTCTGAGTGGTGATTTACGATGAAACAAAATTGTGCAACATTGGTATCTGATACAACGCATTACCGTAACCAGGTTATTAAATTATTCAATGATGAAAACTTTTCGAAGCTAGACAAAACGAATCAGTTATACGCTTTGTTTCTCGGTCTAGTGACTGAGGCTGGCGAAGTAGGTGACGAATACAAAAAAAGTCTGTTTTACAATAGACATATTAATAGAGAGAACTTGAAAGAAGAATTAGGTGATGTAACCTATTGTAAATCTCAATTTTCCTTTGTTAACGGTCTTTCTTAGTTTGATTCTCATTAAAAATCTCCTCACGATTAAAGCCTACAAATTTTGTAGGCTTTGTCGGTTCAAGTAATTATTATATTATATTTACAACCCCTATATCCCGTTTACATTTTACATCGGTTCAAGCAACAACCTATTGATAGTATACACATGTCGTCAAGATAAGTCAAGATAAGTCAACATAAAAGTATAGTTTTATAATTTGTCATATAACGACTAATTGTGATAATATAATGTAAACAACAAGGACTAATAGTTTAAGGAAGACAAGTGTATAACTGTTTAATAGGTCTCTTATATAACTGTTTTCAAATAGTAGAACTCTGGACAAGATGCAGACGGTGTTGGTGCAAGTCCAACTTAGTCCTTATAAAATTTAAAGGAGAATAAAAATGGACGTCAAAGATGTAACGAACAGTCTTAAATATTATAAAGCGAATTACCCATTAAAAAAAGATGAAATCAATAAATTAACTATAATGGTTGAGTTTATTGATTTTATTGAAGATGATGAAACGGAATTTAATATAAAGCTGGATAAAATTATAAAATATTTAAATCAAACTAAAAAGAAAATAGGTGACAAAAAATGAAGAATATTAAAGGTACATTCAAGTGGCACGGTTGTGAAGATAAAAAGTGGCAGACAATGACGAGTGTTGACGAATTAGAATTGAATATAGAAAAGTACTTTATGCAATCTAGAAAATTACACGAAGTTCCAACAATTCAGGGATTATTATTACATATAAACGTTAACCGTCAAATGTACTACGAATACACCAGTGGTAAAGTCGTCGAAAGAAGCAACGAAGTGTTGCGTGTTATAGACTTGTTTATTAAAGCTAAATTATTTATAGAAGTCGAATGCTTACATGCTGCACTCGATAAAGATAATGCACATGCAACATGGTATTTATCGAGATTCAAAGATTTTTCGCCTGATTACAATCCTAAGCAAGAGATTGATGTTAACACTAAAAAGGAATTAAACGAAGCTGAGATAGTCGCTGAACTTGAATTATTAGAGCAAAAAGAAAAAGAGTTGACCGGAGATGGTAAATAATTTACTTGAAATAAAACGTAAAAGAATAGAACTGCTCCTACAACAAAAGATACTTAAATCACGTAATAACTTTTTTGAATTTTGTAATACGTTGCATCCTGATTTTTACAAACGTGATAGAACATATCTTGTTGAATTGTGTGAAACTCTGCAAGCTCTTTACGAAAAACGAATTGTAAAAGATGATGAAGGGTTTCGAGTTTTACCATGCGGAGAATCAGCAAGTAGTCAGCAAGTAGTCAGCAAGCTTATGATTAACATTTGCCCTCAACACGGTAAAACTCGAACATTAGTTCTTTTTACAGCCTGGTGTCTTGGTCAAAATAACAAAGAACGAATATTAGCAGTATCGTACAATCAGGACACAGCAAGTGATTTCTCAAGGTATACAAGAGATACTGTGAATCTTGAACAACCTGACAAATATGACGTATCGTACATCGACATATTTCCAGAAACAAAATTAAAACAAGGTAATGCATCATTTTTAAAATGGGCAGTAGACGGTTCACACTTTAGTTACCTTGGTACGGGTATAGACGGTAGTGTTACCAGTAAATCAGGTACAATACGAATAATAGACGATCCAATTAAAAATTCTAAGGAAGCCTATAACGCAAATGTACTAGATGATATTTGGAGGTTTTACACATCGACTTTTTTGTCCAGACAATCAGGCGAGTGTATCGATATTATCAACCACACACGATGGTCAGACGATGACCTGTGTGGTAGATTGCTACGTAAACAACCAGATGACTGGTATATTTTTAAGAAAGAAGCGTATGACAAAAAGACTGATAAGATGCTTTGTGATGATGTACTATCAAAGAAGAATTATGAGAATATACGGAGTCTTTGCGATCCATTGATATTTTTTGCAAATTATCATCAAACAGTTATTGACGCTTCGACCAAATTGTACACAAAACTACAAATTTATACCACTTTACCCAAGGATTACACATCAATTATGGCATTTGTCGACACAGCCGACACAGGAAAAGATTGGTTATGTGCGATAATTTGTCAAATAACAGATAGACAAGCGTATATACTAGATGTATACTATTCTAAAGAGCCGATGGAGATAACAGAAGAAGAATTGGCAAAGAGATTAGTGACATATTATGTTAATACTTGTCACATTGAATCTAATAATGGTGGTAGAGGTTTTGCCCGTGCAGTCGCTAAGATAATAAAAACCAAATATAAAGACACAAGTGTAATTATAAAATGGTTTCATCAAACAGAAAATAAGATGGGACGTATATTAAGTCAAGCGACAAGTGTAATGCAAAATGTATTTTTCCCACAAGGTTGGGACTTCAAATTTCCTGATTTCTATAGGGATATAAACAAATTTAGTACGGTAAGTAAGAATACAAACGATGACGCAATCGATGTTTTAACTATGATTTCGGAGAAAGTTTGTAAAAATGTAGATTCAGTTAGGCTGTTAAAATAAATTGTCGTATTAAAAAAAATACGTGGATTGAAACAGTTAGATTATTAAAATAGAGATTATTTTCGTGGTTATCACGATATGGGGAGTAATAAAATGTCATTAACAAATTACTTTAGTAATATTGTAAAATATCTTAATCCGAAGATTTCGGCTGAAGAGAATATAACCGATGCTAAAATTATACAGGACATTGTTTTAAAACATTCACAGAGTCATCAAGTTGTGGATATGATAAACGGTGAAAATTATTACTATTCTGAAAATGAAATACTTAAACGAACAATGACATATTATTGCAATAATCAGGATTACATCGACTACAATCGAAGTAATTTTAAAGTTGCTCACAATTTCCATAGACCTATCGTTGACCAATTAGTTCAATACATATTAAAAAATGTAACATTCGAAAGCAAAGACGATTATACCAATGCTATCTTAGCTTCCTTTTTCGATAAATCTTTTAATCACGACCTATTACAATTTGGCAAAGAAGCACGTAATAAAGGTATCGCATGGTGGCATCCTTATATTAACGATGATGGTGAATTTAAAATAGTTAAATTTCCATCTGAAACGATAATACCTCTTTGGGACACAAAAACACAAACGCATCTAGTACAAGCTATACGTTATTATGATGTTGATTTTGTTGACAAAAAAGGCAACGAAATGAAGCGGTATAGAGTTGAATTATACGATGAAGATAAAATAACATATTACCAACAAGATGAATCAAATGCGTTTTATTTTGACGTATCAATACAAGCTAATCCCGTGTATTACAATACCATAAACAAAGTATCAGGTATTGAATTACAAGGGTGGGGACGTGTTCCGCTTATACCTTTATTCTGTAATGATAAACAAAAGTCGGATTTATCAATATATAAATCAATGATAGATGCTTATGATGTTGTCGAATCTGATTCAGTTAACAATTTAGCCGATATTCAGGACGTTGTGTGGGTTCTTAAAAATTATGGTGGTGAAAGTTTATCCGAATTTATGGTCAATTTAAAAGTAAAGAAAGCCATAAGTGTAGACGATAATGGTGATGCCAAACCTGTAACAGCACAAATACCATATGAAGCAAGGGAAAATGTTTTGAATAGATTGAAGAAAAATATATATTTGATTGGTCAAGCAGTTGATACCACATCGGCGGATGTAATGTCTGTTAATTCAGGTCGAGCATTGCAAATTTTATATAATTCGTTAGACCTCAAAGCAAATGAGTTTGAATTGCATGTAAGAAAAGCCTTGAAAAAGGTGTTAAAGTTTATGAATATTTATTTAAAAATGGTTAACAAACCACAAATTAATATAAATGATGTTGAAATAACGTTCAATCGATACATGATTTCGAACGAAGTTGAAAAAGTTGATAGTTTGGTAAAGGTAAAGGACGATATTAGTAAAAGAACATTTTTGCAAAATTTACCTTACATCGATGATGTTGATGCAGAACTTGAACAAATTGAAAAAGAGAAAGAAGATGCAATGGAAAAAGAACGTCAAGCTATGACAACACCAGAAGAAAATATTGCTAATTCTCAAGGCACATTAGAGCCTTTATATGATAAAGAAAATAGACCAATGTTAGACAGAATGAGTAAAATTGTTTAAAACTACCTTCGTGTCGTACACGTAAAAAACGGAAAGGGTGACAAAGTATGTCAGATTTAAAAGAAATATTAGGTGAAGAATTATATAACCAGTTAACAGCAAAATTGGGTGATAAGAAGTTTGATATTGTAAGTGATAACTATGTACCTTTCAAACGATTTCAAGCAGTTAACGAAGCGAAGAACGAAGCTGAGAAAGCAAAACAAGCGAGCGTGGAAGCATACGAAGCAAAGATATTAGAATTAGTAAATGGTAACAAGGCAAGTCAAGCAGAGTTTGAAAAACAGATTAAAGAATTAAGTTCAAAAGGATTGAAAGCTGATGAATATGAAAAAAAGATTCAACAAATCATGGAAGATAATCAGAAACTTAATTCAACATTTGAAGAAAAGATAAATTTGTTATCACAGGAAAACTTGACTGCAAAGCAACAATATGAACAGGATTTGAAAGATAGAACAATGAATCAAGGAATCGAAACAAAGTTAACAGGTGTGCCTGATAAATATCGGGATATTGTACTTTCTAAAATCGATAAAACAAAATTGATTTTAGATGAAAATAAAATCATTGGTTTGGACGATCAATTCAGTGATGTTCAAAAACAATTTCCTGAATTTTTCGAAGTAACTGTAACAGGTGTCACACCTCAAGCAGGGACCACAACGCCACCTCTTAACGACAAGCCAAATGATGCATTAAGGAAAGCATTTGGACTATGATTAAAAAGGAATGATATTTAATGGCAAATAATAACACTGTCGCTTACATTACACAGTATCTAGATTTATTAGACGAAGTATACGCTCTGAATTCGTTAACTACAGGATTTGAAGCAGGCAACGACATGATAAGAAACACATCTAATGCACAAACAGTTGAAATACAAAATATAGCAGTTGAAGGTTTGTCTGATTATGACCAAACCAAGGGTTATGAGGCAAGTGCGGCAACTGTTATTTGGCAGGCACTAAGACTTCTTAAAGATAGAGGTGCTAAGTTTTCAATTGATGCTATTGACGTTATGGAAGCGTATCTAAGTGCGGCAAAAGTACAAGGACAATTCATGAGAACTAAAGTTATTCCGGAAATCGATTTATACAGATTTACAAAAATTGCGGCAGGTGCGGCAAGTTATACAACCACTACAGCTACAGCCGATAACGCGGTTGAACTAGTTGATACAGGTATTGCGGCATTGCAAGATGCTAATGTAGACATGTCATCTGTATTGATGTATGCATCACCATCATTTTATAAATTGCTAAAACAGTCATCGGATTTAGTACGACTCGTTGGATCAACACAACAGGTTAACAATATCAATAGACAAATAACAATGTTTGATGATATGCCTGTAACAGTTATACCAAAATCAAGATTTTCAACAACTGCAACATTTGGAGCAAAGACAAATACACAAACAGGTAGATACATTGACTTTGCTTTGGTTGATAAAAATAGTGTAGTTGCAATCAAAAAACATGAACAACCTAAAATTATATTACCACAAGATAATCAGTCAACCGATGGATTCTTGGTATTTTACAGGATTTATCATGATTGTTTTGTTTTCACTAATAAAACAGCTGGTATTTACTATAACGCTGGTGTTAGTTTATAATCTGACAAGCTCTGATTTAGAGAGGAGTGTTAAAAATTGTCACCGATTAAACCAACACATGCCGTGGTTGATGCAATAAATAATAAAATGGATGATATTGCTTTGGCTATATCCGCATTATCTTTAGGTGGTTTAGTACAAGCAACGCCTGTGACATTGTCATTAACAGCAAACGTACCATACGTTTTAAAAGCAACATCCGGTTACGTGTTAGCTTTTGGTGCAGGTGTATCACCATATACAGCAATAAAAAATGATGGGGCAATAGTTTGGGAAGGTGATTATATGTCAGCTTTACCATTTTATTGCGATACAGATATCACATTGATATGCCCGGTTAACAATGACCACGTATCGATTGTGTATTTATAACCCACGAGGAGTGTGACTTAATATGAATTATTTGAATTCGATACAATCAGTAGTTGAAAGTAAAGTTGAAAGTGTAGGCACAGTCGCAGGATCGGCGGCACCATCAACGGCATTGTCTACAGTTGATAGTAAAGTAGATGTACTATCAACAGCAGTGTCTACAGCCGATAGTAAAATTGTTACAAATTCAACGGCTATATCTGTTGTTGATAGTAAAGTAGCTAGTGTTGGTGTTGCTGTTACAGCCGCAACAGCAACACCAAAAGCGTTAAAAACTGTTACATTTTCAAACACAACCGGTGCTGTTGACCTTTTTACAGTTACAGGTTTTGTAAAAGTTATGCTTTATGCAAGATGCAAAACATCAGTATTAAGTGTCGGTGGTTGTAATGGTAGTCTTGGTGTAACGGATATAACAGATCAATTTATTGCGGCAACAGATTTGACAGCTTTAGCGGCAGGTGAACTATGGAACGATGTGTCACCGACATCTAAAGTAGAAAGATATTATGACGCTGTATTTGAATATGTATTGACCAATGGCCAGGATATAATATTAACATTATCTGCACAAGCGGATTCAGGTGCTATGGAATTTACAGTTGAATATGTAGCTTTGTCAAGTGATGGTGCTGTAGTTGCGGCGGCGTAAGGACGTGTTAAAATGGATAATTTGAATGATGCACAAAAGACAGCAAATTCAACAGTTATATCAATGGCGACTGTTATAGCAACGAGTACAGCTGTAAGTACCGTAGATAGCAAAATTGTTGTATTGTCTACAGCAACAAGTGTAGCCGATAGCAAGATAACAAGTGTTGGGACAATAGCAGGCGCTACAGCTACAAGTACAGCTGTAAGTACAGTTGATAGTAAAATTGTAACGGTTTCAACAGGTGTATCGACATTGGTGTCACGAATAGATACGTTTGATTGGGCACGATTTGGATAAAGGGGTGTAAACATGGCTATAAGTTTAGTACAATATAGTGCCACAAGTAGCAGTATAACAAGTAGAATTACACCTCTTGATCATCCTGCCAACGAATATCAATGGGTATACATCTATATTAAAAATATGGGTGGAACAGCACTAGATGAATTTTATGCCGAACCACCAACAGGTACATTACTGTACATTGAAAATACTTGGACGGGTTATTTGTCGGCAGGCACACCATATCAATTATATATGGAAATAAATCATTTAACAGATGGTTATACAATTGTTGGACCTGTAAATGCTTATACAAGACCTGACAATTTTACATGGGGTGAAACAGTTTCAACAGGTGCTAAAATAGTGACGGTAACTGAATGGAATCGTTTTACAGGTGAAATAAATAAATTTAGGTTGTCTAAAGGTTTAGCATCACATGATTTTGGAACAATAGTACAAGCCGATAGTTTTACAGCAACAATTTTTAATGAAGCCCGGACAGCAATAAACGATATGTCGCCCGGTACAACAGTGCCGGCAGTACAAGTGAAAAGTGATATTGTTTATGCCAGTTTGTTAAATGGTTTAGTAAGTAGTTTAAATAGTTTGTAAAAAGAGGTGTTATTGTGGGTAGCAAACCAACAAGAACAAATATAATAATGGCACGTGATGAATTTGTAACAGGCCAAGACTCTATAATTTTAGAATCAAATACGGTTATAAGTACATCACCGGGGACAAGTTTAAGTTTTAAACTTGATTCATTTATTTTAGATTTTGCGACAATCAAAATAAATAAAAAAAGTATATATGTTGATATAACAGGTTTTAAATTACATCTATTTAATCAACAACCTGTACCATTACATATAGGTAGCAATTTATATATCGAAAATATAAATAATTATGTAGGTTTTGTTGAATTTGATAAATCAATGATTATAGGTGATTTCATATTTTTACAAAAAAATAACATTAACATACCGTTATCAAGTGATGAACGAATATATGCAACATTAACAACTAATACAGGTTTTGAACTACCTGGTTTATCAACAATAAAAATTGATTTATTTGGTAAAACAATATAGCAACATGTGTTAACGAAAATGGCTATAAAATAGCTACATAGGGGGAATAGTAATATGTCAATCAAGACAAAGTTAAATTCAATTGGTGAAGGTTTATCTACAGTAGATTCTACAGCCGTTGTTATAGGTAGTACAGCAACAGTATTAAGTGGTATAACAGCTTCACAGTCTACTGCTGTAAGTACTATCGGCTCAAGTGCAACAGTTATTAGCACCGTAGCAAGTGCGATAATAGCAGTAGGTGTTGATATAGATGCTATAGACACAAAAACAGATACATTGTCTACAGCGGTAGGAACATCATCAACAGCCGTGTCGACAGTAGATTCTAAAGTAGTTGTCGTATCAACTGCAACAAGTGTTGTAGGTAGTAAAGTAGACAGTAGTTTGGTTATCGTGTCAACAGCAACAAGTGTAGTCGGTAGTAAAGTTGATTCAAATGCTGTAAAAATAGGTACTGTATCAACAGCCGTGTCGACAGTAGATTCTAAAGTAGTTGTTGTATCAACTGCAACAAGTGTAGTCGGTAGCAAAGTAGATAGTAGTTTAACAATTGTTTCAACAGCTGTGGCTACAGTCGACAGTAAAGTAGTTGTTAATTCAACAGCATTATCTACCGTTGATAGTAAAGTTGTCGTTAATTCAACAGTTGTGTCTACAGTCGATAGTAAAGTAGTCGTTGTATCTACAGCGTTAGGTGTAGTTGATAGTAAAGTGGTAAGTGTTGCATCTGTAGCATTGACAACAGCGACAGCTACAAATAGTAAAGTAGATTCTACAGCCGTTCTGGTTGGTGCTGTTGATAGCAAACTTGTAATAGCTGATTCTAAAGTTGCAAGCGTAGGTGTTGTTGCCGGTGCCACAGCGACATCTGTAGAATTAAGTACAGCATTGTCCACAATAGCATCAACATTGGTTATTACAAATAGTAAAATTGATAGTGTGGGCGCGATATAAATAAATAATAAAAGCGGCTAGATTGACGAATTGAAAAGAGATTACACCTATCTCCTGCCGTTTAAATTTTAAGGTGAATAAAAATACAGGGTGGTATTTAACATGAATATAGCGCACATAGCACCATTTGCACCAAGCCAATGCGGTTTATACGAAGCGGCAAGGGATATGAGTAAAGCAGACGTTTTAGCAGGTCATCAAGTATATTTTGTAGATGCCGGCATACCGAATAAAGACGGTCGTGCGCCAAGTAAAGTAGGTGCCGTTGATGAAAGATGCGGATTCAAATTAGTTACAGCATCACCAGAAACATTAAACGAAGCTGATATAATAATAATGCATACTGGTGTATACGATAACTGGTTAGTCAAAAATCAAGCGCCTATACTTTGGATGATACATGGCAAACCGCTAGACTGTTATCGTCCTGAACAAAACGGTGACAGGGCAAGTTATAGCCTATACAAAGACGTGATGTCATGGAAACGTGCAAAAAAAGCAATATACTTTTGGGAAGAATTTAAACCATTTTGGACACCTATAATTGATGAATCAAAACATGAAATATTTGATTATCCTGTTATAGATCAGGGACGATTTGTAAACACCGGAACTAAGTATACAATACAAAACCCCGGAACATATAATGTTTTAATTTGTGATAGCATACGTGCCGATATTGACATGTTTGAATTGACAATATGTTGTATCGAAGCCGCTAAACAAATACCGGGCATAAAGTTTCACTTTTTTGCAACAGAGTTACCACTAAAAAATTGCTTAAATGATTTGTATCTCGAACTTAAAAAGTATAACGGTCTTGGTGATGTTGTTGGACGTGTTACAAATATGGAAGACGTATATAGGAGTATGGATTTAACATTCAGCCCAAACCGTATAATCAACCGTTGTGTTGCTGAATCATTATGTTGTGGTGTACCTGTTTTAAGTGAATTAGGTTGCAAAGTTGCTAATTATACATGTTATGTACCAAATCCGAAAAAAGTAGTTGAAGCACTAAAAACATTTGTTAACGATTTTAAATCGAATAAAATAGATAAAACTAAAATACTAAAGACCGCTGAGAATTTTAGTCTAGAAAATTATAGCAAACGTATGAATAAAATTTATGAAGAGGTGTTGAAATGATAGCAACATTGGACGAAGTTAAAGCGATATTGAATATCACAGATACTACAAAAGATGATTACATATCGAACATGATACCCGTTATTCAAGACGATGTCATTCAGTACCTCAATAATTATTTTTTAATAGGTATTTACTATAAATCTAATACAATAAGTTTCTCAGCTTCGTCTGTTTTAGACAGCGAAAATGGTTTTGTAACAGGTGGGATAATTACAGGTAATGTGTATATCGATGGCACAAAATATAATAATGGTCTGTACACTGTATCAAATGTAACAGATGGAACATTAACTGTTAGTGAAACACTGATAAGTGAATCAGCAGGTGATTTTGTAAGAATATCAGTTGTACAATATCCAAAAGCATTACAAAAAGCATTTGCTGATATGATAAGTTGGTCAATTAATCAGTCTCAAGATGTTTACGGTATAAAATCCGAAACATTACCTGACGGTTACCGTGTTGAATATGATACAACCTTGACCAGTTATCCAAAGTCAGTAGTTGCACAATTGTCAAAATGGCGAAAGGTGAGAATGTAATGGGTATTGTTCAAAGGTATTTTGTAGATACAACGTTAAAAACTGTTACTGAAACATCTGACGGCATTGGTGGAATCATAAAAACGTATGTATCAACTACTATAAAAGCTTATGTAAGTCAAATCAATGAAAAATCATCCGTTGATAAAATAAGAGCGTCAGGTTTAAGTCTTATAGGCACATATGTAATAATGTGTCCATATGACACTGCTTTACATAAAAATGATAGGATTATTTTCAATGACAAAGACTTTATAGTTAAAAGTGTACCGATGAATCCGGCTAATAAAAATCATCATTTGTTTGCATATCTTGAGGAGGTTTAATTGTGATTAATTTTATACGTGATATAAAAACTAAGTGTGAAACTGTCGCACCAGTAGCATATGATACAAATAAACCAGACAATAGTACGGCAACACAATATATTATTTTTAGTGGTGTAACAGTCGATAACGTAAAGACAAGACGTGATTTTATGATAACGTTTGATCTATTCGATAGATCAGACAGTTTTATAAATATTTATAACTGGATGGATGATTTAGCAACACAGTTTAATTATCAAAATATATGTACCGATTATACATCATATCACAGTTACGAAGACACACGATATACGGTACCGTCACGAATAGAAGATGACAAGACATGGAAACACGGTGTTATGAGGTTTTTGTTTAAAGCATATTTGAAATAGAGGGAGTGATATAATGGCAGTTTTTACACCAGTATTGCCGGCACAAAAAGAAATACTTTTGGGTGAAGGTTTTATATGTGCTAATTTTGGAACAGCCAATGAAATACGACTAGGTGCAACACGTGGTGACAGTGTTTTTACAGTTACCAGAACTATCAGGGACATACCTGTTGATGGTACGTATGGATCAATAAAAGGTATGAGACGATTAACAGAAGAAAAAGCTACATTGAAAGTTGCGGCTTTGGAAGTGGTATCAAACGCAAACAAATTATTCGCAGGTACATCAATTATAACAGGTACGGACAACGCCGGTGGAACATACGGGGCTGTTGGTTATCATGCTATATCATCTGATCTAGATATAGCAGATGCAGATTATTACACAAATGTAGCATTTGTTGGTTGGACTAAAGAAGGTGAACCTATAGCCACTGTTATTAAAAATGCTTTAGGTGATGGAAATATAGCATATGCATTTAAAAACAACGATGAAGTAGTAGCAGAAACAACATTCACTGCCCATTATGCGGCATCAGGTACACCAACATCAATTTGGGAAATCAGATATTATGATGATATCGTTGCATCAGATACAACACCACCGACTGTCACAGTATCACCATTGGATTCAGCTACAGAAGTAGCCGTTACAGCGAATATAGTGTGGACATTTAACGAAGCGATAGACCCAAACACTGTAACAGATGCTAATTTCATGTTGATAAAGGCAAGTGATGGTTCACAGATTGCAGGTTCGTTAACGTATAATTCAACGCATACCGTTGTTACATTTGATCCGACAGCAAGTTTAACAGGTTCAGCGGCGGCATATATGGCTATAGCCAATACAAATATTACTGATACAGCCGGTAATCATTTAGCGGCAACAAGTATTGTTAATTTTGTTACAACTGCTTGACAATAACCATTGTAGTCCCATTACTACAGTGTTTATATAAACTACGAGGGGTAAAACCCTCATAGTATTTATGATGGGGATAGGAGTTGAAATAAATGGCTAAACCAGTAAAAAAAAGTACAAAAAAAAACCAATGAAAGGCTGTAAAGGTTGTTAATTTAAAATATGATAAGGATGGGATTATTATGAAATTAAATACGAGACAATTTTTTAAATTTTTAAGAATTGCAAAGAAAGTCAATTTGAAAGAATTGGTTAAAGATATAGATTTTACAAGTATGACATCTAATACACAAAATGATAATAGTGTTTACAGTAAAATAGGTATAAGTGTAATTGCAACAATTGTTCCCGAACTTGAGATTGCAGAACAGGAATTATATGAATTTATAGCCGATGTTAAACAGTTGGCTGTCAATGATTTAGAAAATTTGGATTTTATGGAAATAGTAAACACTTTAATTGAAATCGTTAAAAGTTTGGATTTTGGAAGTTTTTTAAAACAAGCTACCAAGTAACTGATAATTTTGAATTTGATACATACGACATGTTACTGGCAAGATATAATAATATCGAATTTGTATTGTCGATGCACTGGGTAGATGGTTTACAAATGATAACAAAAGCATTTGAAAAAGATGTGGAAGATAAATTATACAATAGATGGTTACATGAAAATCCACACCTTGAAAAACCTTTGAATTTTACAGACTTTAAAGAACAGTTATTACCTAAAAAAGATGTTGATAAAAATAGAAAAATAGATCAAGATGATTTAGAAAAACGTATGAAAAACTTTAAACGAAGGAAAACAATAGATAAGGGTGGTCGATTATGAGTGTTGAATTTAAAAATAACATATCTGCTGTTATCGAGTCTATGAATAACAATAAAATAAAAGCACTTGCTTACACAGGTGCTTTTATTGTAGAGGAAGCTAAGAAACAATGTCCAGTTGATACAGGTGCGTTACGTGACAGTATTAAATATGAAATTAAAGATAATAAAGTTATATTAACAGTTGGCACAAATTATGGAATTTTTGTCCATGAGGGAACATATAAAATGGAAGCACGTAGATTTTTATATAACGCCGTATACCAAAATACCCATCTGATAAAAAATATCATGATGAAAGGTATGAAAGGAGAATAAATGTGAATTTATTTGAACTACAAGCCAGTATAGCCATACAAACAGCTATAGCCGAACAACATTTACGTAACTTAGGTCAAAGAGCTGTAGCAGTTGGTACAAATTTACGAACATTAGATACTATTGCAAGTGCTACAGGTAGGTCACTGACAAATGTATTACGTGAAGCCGAGCGTGAACATGCAAATGTTAATACAGCAAGTACAAGTATGTCACAACGTGTCAGTTCAAACATGATGTCAGCCGGTGCCAGTGTACAAAGATTTGGTCAAGGTATGCAACAAATGGGTCAAACCGTTACAGCTGTTGGCCAAGGTTTTATGAATTATATCACCAGACCTGCAATAGCTATCGGTGAAGCTGTGGTTGGTGCAGGTCAGAAATTTGAAAAATCAATGTCAATAATGGCGGCATACACACATACAACAGGTAAAGAATTTGAAAGCCTTCGAGCATTAGCTATAAAAATGGGTATTGACACAGCCTTTAGTGCCACCGAATCGGCAGATGCTATCACCGAGTTGTCAAAAGCAGGCATGTCAACGGCAGATATATTGGGTGGCGGCTTAAAAGGTGCTTTGGATTTGGCGGCGGCAGGCGGCATGAAATTAGTAGATGCGGCAGAACTGTGTATAACTGCAATGAACGGTTTTAAGTTTCAAAACTTGTCGGCAACAGACGCCACAAATACATTAGCAGGAGCGGCGAATGCTTCGGCGGCTGATTTATCTGATTTGCAAGCATCACTTAAATACTGTGCCGTTTCAGCAGGGTTATTGAAGTTTAGCTTCGACGATACAAACACAGCATTGGCATTATTCAGCAATCATGGATTAAAAGGTAGTTCGGCAGGTACAGCACTTGATAACATGTTAAGTCGGTTAGTGCCTAAAACAAAACCTGCTACGGCGGCGATGAAAGAACTTGGAATTATAACAAAAGACGGTACTAATTTATTTGTCAATGCAAACGGTGAGATAAAATCACTTGCTGAAATCACCGAAGTGTTGACAACAAAAACAGCAAAATTAACTACATCCGAACGACAAAAGGCTTTGCAAGATATGTTTAATGTGCGTGGTGCTAGAGGTGCAGGTATACTCTTTCAAGAAGCGGCAAGTGGTGTAGATGCTATGTCAAAAGCAATTGAAAAACAAAGCAATATTGCCGAAATGGCTAGGCAACGTCTGGATAATTTTGATGGTAAATTGAAAATGTTAAAGTCAAGTCTTGAAACGGCGGCAATTGTGTTATATGACAAGATTGCACCGGTATTAAATAAAGTATTAGATGTATTGACTTATCTTGTTAATGCATTTACAAAAGCACCTGCACCAATTCAATGGGTTTTAGTTGCTATGGTCGCATTAGCTGCGGCAATAGGTCCCGTATTACTTGTAATCGGTGGATTAATATCAGTTTTAGGTGTAGTCATTGGTGCTTTTGGTGGTTTAATAGCCGGTATAGGTGCTATAATTGCAGGAGGTCCCGTAATTATAGCTGTCATCGTGGGTATAATAGGACTTTTTATTGAATTAAGTGTAGTCTTTGCTCCTGTTATAGCCGGATTTACATTGTTAACCGCTGTCTTAGCTTCATTAGGTGCTATATTTGTATTTGTTGGTGTCAAGTCTGGATTTTTCGCAACTGCATTTAATGAATTAAAAAATGTAATTAATATACTAAAAAGTGCGTTTAGTGATTTATATGAAATTGCTGAACCTGCACTAAAAGCAATCACACAAGGACTTGAAACGTTTGTCGTCGGTGCATTGAGGTATATTTTCGGCATAAACAATATAGGCGTTGCCAACAAAAGTTTTGCTGATACGATCTCAAAGCCTGCAAAATTTCTAAAAGAATTCATTTCTGAGATTAAAAACTTTGACAAAGCAACGATGCAAACCGGAACAAATGGTATACCTGTTATGGTGTCTGGTGCAGACAGGCTGATTCAAAAATTTGGCAACATCGGCAGTTTAGCAGTAGGAATCATAACCTGGGTAAAAGAGATACAAAGTTTCAATAAGGTTACGTCAGAATTTGGAACAAATGGCGTGCCATATGCCGTTACTGGTGCTGATAGACTCAGAGAAAAATTTGGTCGCTTTGGAGAAATAACCGCTAAAGTTATTGAATTTGTTAAATTTATGCAAGATTTTAACAAGACTAGTGTCGTGTTTGGTAACGATAATGTACCACACATGGTCACGGGCATGGATAGACTTAGGGAAAAATACCCAAAATTAGCAAGCGTGATTGAAACTGTAAAAAAAACATGGGACGACTTGAAAAAATGGCTAGACAAAAATGGCGAAAAGATGTTGACTGGTATTGTTAAAGCCGCTCAAGATTTAGCCGATAAATTAAGCAAAGTTAATTGGAATAAAGTACTTAGCGATATTAAAACACTGATAGCTATTTTTGAAAAAGTAATTGCTGTAATAACAGTAACGGCTAAAATATTTAATGTTTTAGTTGCACCTGTCGCACTAGTTTGTAAATTAATAGTTGCACAATTTCAATTATTGTACAAAATTTTACTTGGTAGCTCAATAATACCAGATATTGTAAACGGTTGTGTGAAATGGTTCACTTCTTTGCCAGGTAAACTGGTTGGTGCTTTAGCAAACCTTGTATCGACCGTTGTTAAATACTTTAATCAAGCTCTTAATTCAGTCCTTAAAATAGCCGGCAGTATAGTATCGGGTGTAGGTAGTAAATTAAGTGGTATTGGTTCAGCTATTGCAAGCGGTATGAGTGGTGCTGTAGGTGCGGCAAGTAGAATCATGAATAACGTTAAAAATACAATACTAAATATAGCAGGTCAAGCTGTATCATGGGGTGGTAAGATTGTAGATGGTATAATACGCGGTCTTGGTGATGTTGGTAGTAAAATAAAATCTACAATAACAGCCGCTTTACCTAGTGCTATAACGGCATTGATACCGGGATTCGCAAAAGGTGTTAAAGATTTTGCAGGTGGTTTAGCTGTGGTCGGTGAAGAAGGCCCCGAACTTGTACGATTACCAACAGGCTCTAACGTGTATTCGACTGATGAAACAAAAGATATGATGTCAAAATCGAGTAATAAAAGTGTTATAATTAATATCAACAATCCTTATTTTAAAAGCGAACAGGATATTGATCCAATTATGAATAGAGTTGTGAGTCGATTGAAACAGGTAGGTGTTATGTAATGGGTGTTAGAAAATTTTATTTATATAGTTATAAAACAGGTGTTGAAACACAACTATATTTAGATTTGAATTGGTCTATTACAGATCGGATCAATGATATACCTGTGATGTCATTTACCATTACGTCACTTAATTCAGCTAATTTACAATTAGGTGTAAGTATTAGATTATATTTAGACGATTCTAAGGCATGGGAAGGTATTGTCTGCAAAATATTAAAAATTGAAGACATACCCGGTTATTTATTTTATCAAGTACAAGCAAAAGGTAATTCATCACTGGCAAGCCGTAAACATGTTATTGAAACATATAACAGCAAAACAACTGGTTATATTATCAATGATTTATTAACTAAATATCTTGTGCTACTTGGTGTAACAGCCGGTACAATTGAACCTGGTCCGGTTATGACCCACATAACGTTTAATTGTGTAAAACTAAATGAATGTTTAGATACGATTAAAAAACAAACAGGTCTATCATGGTGGATAGATAAAAATAGACAATTATTTTGGGCATCACAAACGGCATATGATGCACCGTGGATATTAAACAGTACGGTACAACATTCTAATTTTTCACAAGAACAAAATCTTGATAACTACCGAAATGTACAATATGTTCGTGGTGGCAAGGGTACGACAAAATTACAAAAATTAGAAGTATTACAAAAACCGGATGGTCAACGTAAAACATTTTTTACACGTTTTCCAATTGCTAAAACTACAGGTATGATATTGGAAATTAAAACAGGTGCAGGTGCTTGGACTAAAATAGCATCAAATCAAATAGGTGTAAATGGTTTAGACACAGCCGAAAATAAAGCCTGGTATTGGTCTTACGATAGTCAAACATTATCACAGAATAGTAGTGCCACGGCATTAACTACTAATGATAACATACGAATAACGTACTATGGTTTAATACGGCTATTTGTTATGGTCGATTCATCGACACAAATATCAGCAAGACGAGCAATAGAAAACTATGATGGCGAGTATCAAAATCTTGTTGTTGAAGAATCAATCGACGAAATTGCACAGGGTATACAATTTGCAGACGGTTTATTACGCAACTATGGGCGTACCGAAGATATTATAACGTTTAACACTGAGGTGCAAGGGTTACAGGTGGGGCAATTGTTACATATTGATAAACCCTTATTTGGTATAAATAAAACATTTTTGATAAATAGTAGAGTATTAACACCAATAGATTTGCACACTATAAGTTATCAAATAGGTGTATCGGAGGCATTAGCATGATTACAACATGGGAAGACTATTTTCGACAAATGAAAAGACCTGCATCTGACTTTCAAATCGGTGCCGATGAAGTATTATCAAATTTAAGAGCTGTTAACGATGATTACAATTATACATCTGATTTACAAGTGGGTATATCTATATATCAAATGTACCCCGAAGAAGATTTTAGTGCGTTATCCATTTTTCCAAACACAAGTATCGAAAATTGGGTTAATGATTATAACGTTGATATATCGTTAGAAACATCTGTTAACACTAATTTATACGGTGAATTTACATATGGTGCTGATGTATACGGTGATTACAATGTATCGGGGGCTGCTAATTTATACGGTGAATTTACATATGGTGCTGATGTATACGGTGATTATACTATAGCCGGTGCAGAAGGTTTAGTATTTACAATAATTGATAAAGATATAGCTGACGCCAATGTACACTATACTACACTTACGAGTTTAGATTTAACGGTAAGCGATGTGATTAGTTTTTGGATGAAAATAGAAAATTACACGGGTATAAGTGTTATAGGTTTTGATTTAAAAACAGATACCAACAACTTTTTTTATGTTGATATTGTACCTGTCGATAATGACTGGCATTTTTATGAATATGCTTTTACAACATTTTTGGAGCATGGTACACCTAGTTGGGTAAACATAAATCAAATAGCATATTATGTTGTTAATACAGGTGTTGTTGAATCAGTCATACATGTAAAAGATATGGTGAGCGGTGTACCGACTATAGGTGTATATCCAGACGAAGGTTTATATCCCGGCGGTGAAGGTGTGTTAGAAACATTATTAGATTAGAGGTGTCATATGAACTTTAATGACGTAATAAAATATACAGGCAATTTTACAATTAATATTAAAGATAGACACAACGTGTCTTGTAAAACAATTGAATTACAAAATCAGATAATGACATTACGGTTATCTGAAATAATTAATATTTTTGCAGGAATCAATCCCGGTCTACAAATAAAATATTTAGCATTGGGTACAGGCTCTACAGCAATTACAGGTGATGAAACACAATTAATAAACGAGGTATATAGAACTACCGTTGTAACACAAGATAACACATCTGATGGTGTAATGTACACTTCGTTTGAGGTACTTGAATCTGATTATGTGGGTCAAATTGAAGAAGTAGGTATATTTTGTGGATTTACAGCATCAGGCACTATAAACACAGGTACGTTGTTGGCAAGAATGTTGTGGTCACATGATAAATTAGCGACTGAAACAATAAGCTTTAGAAGAAGGGACACAATAGTATGAGTATACGCGATTGGGTTAAAAAGACATGGGTTAATAAGTCACTGGCTGTTACAGGTGACCCACAACTCAATGCCACAAACATGAATTTATATGATACAAAAATAAATGAATTAGACAAAGGTGGTAAACCTATTGACGATTTACCATTTTTACTAGAATATTTTTATACTAAAAATACAAAAGAATTATATACATCAACAACACCTGTTACAACTTTGTACAATAGTTGGAGTACAACAGGATGTACAGTTGCTACAGCAAGCGGTTTTTTACATGCTAATGGTTTTAAAGTTACAGAGGCCGATAATACGGCTAGTAATGTAAATTGTTACAGAACAATTGACCGTAATTATTTTGATAAATTTTATTCAAACGATACCAGTACTACAAATGATTATATTGATTTAATGGTATACATATCTGATGTTACCAAGGTCGATGTAACATCAGGTGCAGGTATAATGGTATCATTAGGTATAGATGCTAGTAATAGATTTAGAGCATTTTTCAACACGCAAGGTAACGGTGATGCGTTAGCAACCGGATGGAATCGCATATATACTAAAAAGTCATCATTTGTTGATAATGGTACATCTAATTGGGATAATATAACATGGTGTCAATTTGGTTGGGTATCATTAGCAAATGCATCTGGTGTAAACGTTGAATTTCACAGTTGTAGACTTGTACGAACAAATACAGCAGGAACAGCACAGGACGACAAACAGATAAGTCTAAACAATGGGGCAACATGGTCATCAAGAATGGGTGTCAATGACTGGAACTATATGATATTTAAAGATTTAAAAACCGAAGTAAACGCTTTAGCAATATGCAGTGTTGGTCAAGGTACACCAATAAAAGCAGGTTTACAGATGACAAGTGTTGCATATCAAGATTGTTATTGTTATACAAAACTCATTAATAAATTTGCCGGTTATACACTCAATATAGGATGGCAAGCAAATGCAACTAATTACATCTATTGGTATGTAGCCGCAAATTTATTAACTGTGCTTGTAGTCATTGCAGGTACACCGACAGTGTATGAAGCAACACTTAAGACAAATATATCAGCGTTTGAAACAATATATTTTAAATTTGTAAAATATGGTACTACATTTAAATTAAAATATTCAACAAGTACGTTAGTCACAGATTGTTTATATATAACAGGTTCATGCGTTGGACTTGAAAGTTTATCAGGTCATATATATACAGGTGCAGTAACGGCATCGCAAAGGTGTGCTATGACAGATTTTTCAGTATCTCAGCATAATTTATATTATTAAATAAGGAGGTTTTTTTTCAAATGGCAGATACTACAACAACAAATTATACATTCGTCAAACCTGAGCATTTAACAGCCGGTTGGGATGTTAAAATTAATAGTAATTTAGATTTAATTGATACCGCTATAAAAGCTAATAGTTTACTTGATGTCAATGGAGACGTTTATTTAAGTGCAACACAGCAATTTTATTTAGACGACCATATTTGTACACCTGAAACGCTTGAAGGTGATACGATTCGTATATTTTGCATACGCAACAGGTGCAAAGGTGCAAACCGTGATACCGTTAATGGTTGTGTATATACACTACTTGAAGTGCAAGCACCGGCTGAATATCTTGGTGATGGTGAAGTCGGTGATACAGTCGCTAGTAGTGAAGCCACGTTAACACTAAAGCTACCAGACAAAGGTGTATTCGCTGATTTGTCGTGTATGACATACGGTGATGGTACGACTTTAGGTGATAGCTCAGCAGGGTTAAGTTTTAATTTTCAAAACCGTACAGGTGATGCCACTAAATGGGCAAATATATTTTTTACGTATAAAAAACAAGCATTTACTAGACGTGTCCTAGACATAGCCTACAACGGTAGTATTGGTTTTGGTGGTTGTTGGCAGATACAAGATTGGGGTAACGATGTAGCCATACAGACGTTACAATCAGCTTTTGTACTAGCTAGAGGGTACAATACAGTAGCCATGCATAGCAATGTATATAGGCAAGCCGGTACAACAGCATTTTTGCATAATCAAAGCAGTGAACATGCAGGTAGAGCATTTATCGAAGATGGCGTATTTTATGTCAAGGTCGCCGATGGTACAGGTAAAAATATAGGTGACGCAATATCGTGGTCAGGTGCTTCATTAATAGTAGGTGTTTTAGGGTTTGGTTTTTACGGTGCTGTACATGAACAATATGCGGCTTTAACAGATGCTACAAATGCAGGTGAAACGATGGTACTGGTTAACTCGATTAATGGTATACTTAAAGGGTACGGTTTAACAGCCGCAAGTTAATAATGATAAAGGATGGGTTTATTGTGAAAATTAGAGAATTGTTAGAAATTAATAGTGCATTGAAAGATTTATCAAAAATAAAATGTAGTGGTACAGTAGCATTAAAAATAGCACGTTTATTAATACGTATACAAAATGATGTAGAAGCATTTGACAAAGCGTACCAACAAATGGTTGAAAATCATGCACAACGTGATGACAATGACAATATAGTGTACACTGACGATCGTAAAACGAGTATCAAAGTTAAAGATCAGACTGCTATCACAAAAGATTATGAAGAACTTTTAGACACAAATTGTGAACAGGTTGGCAAACTTGATATTGATGTAGATAATTTACACGTATCAGGAGAAGTATTAACTGTTTTACTGAAATATAAAATAATAGATTAATAAGTGAAAAGATACTGAGAACAGTCTCAGTATCTTTTATTTTGCTGTTGCGAACAATGCACCGGTGTATTCGGTTAATTTACACTTTATTTGTACTCGGTTACCTTTTTCACGAATACAACCTTTGACATAAATCTGTGGATATATACCACCATTCAATAATACAAGCTTATCACCTTGAAATGTTATAGTATCATCGACTAAACCATCGATTATGTAATACCCACCTAGCAATTGTTGGCTGTTTTGAAAATCTTCATTGAACATTTTAGACAATGTTTCAGCCGATATTTCTGTGTATGTCTCTGTCATCACTGTCTTTGTACAATTATAACTGATTATCACACAACCTATAATTAAAATTATAGTTACTGTTAACACTATCTTATAAGATGCCATATATAATCAAATCCTTAATCATTAATAATGATAATATTAACACAACTACAAATAGTATTAACATTATTATACCTATTACATGTTCTTTAATCGACATTTTTTAATACCTCTATATTCTTTAATTCATTTTTGTATTGATACTTTTCGTCTAATGACCACAGTGTTATTTGTTCATTTGACACATTAATAAACGGTTTCAAAGCTTCCTCTATTTCAAAGTTTATATTTGATTCATTTTTGAATACATATACTCTATTGTATTGGCATGTATCGTTGTTCCAAGTTTGGAACGTTTCGGACTCTTTTAATTTGTGCAAGAATGGCTTGCATATTTGCCATTCTTTTTTATTTAATAATTTAACATTTATAACGATATACTTTTCGTTAGACGTTAAATTAAAGCCATTACAATGTATACTTTGAAGTATAGCCGTCATTGTATAATGTATAAACTTTTGAATAGCACCTTTATTAGTATGACTATTGATTTTAACGTTACCTTTATATCCACCTAAATTGATGGAATCTTTATCAAATACTTTACATAAGTCTCGTTTGACTTTACGTTTAATTTTAATATTTTCATCAGTATCGACATCGAGAACCTGTTCGATGAAGGCTTTTGGTTTAGATTTAGTATTCAGTGAAAATGTTTTAATCTTTTCCAGTGTTTTCTCTGCCATCTCTTTGTACACTTCTAGCGATGCCTTTGACTTATCGGGTGTGAAATAGTACGCCTCGTCATTCATTACCAAAATAACAGGTTTCTTATTGTTTTTTATAGCTATTACACCGTGTTCCGATGTTGTAAGATAATAACGCTGATTAGTTTCTGACAAATTTATTTTTTTATGAAATACAATCGGTATTATGTTAATTGGTTTATTACCTAAAATATTTAGAGCATTTTCTAAGTTGCATGATAGATTGTCAGACTGATTAATTTGTCCTTTGACACTATTTTTAAATCTTCCTTTAACTTCAACATCACCATTTACAACCTTTATGTAAGTGTTTACATCTGACTGGATCATGTAACTAATGTCTTTTCTAGACAATTTGTAATAACCATCAATGTCGTCCTTCATTATCTGTTCGACATCATCTCCAGTACCCACTTTTAAAATATCACCATCGGTGTTACCATTTATAAGTTCTGAGTCTTTTAATTTACTACAAAGATTCAATAGTAATGATTGACCTTTTAGGCATATAAACCGACCTAAAGTTTTACATGCTATAGCTATTTTATACTCAGAATTTATTAAACCATAACATGTGTTCAAAATAAGTTTTAAACCACCTTCGATTAAATCAGCTTCTCGGTATTCGGGTGTACCTTTGGTTAATGTTTTTTTCAACTTTTTATATTTAATTCTCATATTATAAACAGCTTCATACAGGTCGACATTAATAATTTGACCGAATAATTCTCTATACTGCAATATAGTTGATGGGTACTGTGAATCATAATCTAAATGTATTAGATTTTCACCAATGTAGTTATCTTTAGCTGCATGTAATCCGCCCATTCCATATTTTATCAATGTGCCTTTATAGTCAATTGTATCTATAGTATTTATAAGGTATTGTAACTTGTCGTCTTCAAATATGACAGTGTCGTCGTTCGCATATTCAACACCTGTTTTGGAGCAATACAGCTTTTTAAGTTGTCTATCATTTGCGATATGCTTATTGTCATTCACAAATGAAACAAATTTATTAAACTTTTCATACGGTGTGTTTATATATTGTGTGTAGTCGACATCAATATCTTTGTTTGGGTTGTCGATTTTAAGTATTTCCGTAATAAGATTAGTGTTATTCTCTGAGTATATAGCGTCATCTGAAATTTCAAAATCAGGATTAATCATTTTTACAGCCTTTACGGCATACATCCTTTTTAGGATGTCGTTCATTGGTTTATCTAAAAATAAAGTCTTAAGGAATTGAACATCATTTTTAGAGTAGCTAATGAAAACATCCCAAAGTCCCGCATCCTTTATTTCTTGTGCCGTTTTATATTGATTAAAATCGAATTTTTGATTTGTACCCTCATGCAATAACTGTAAATTTTTTAAACCTATTGACGGTTTAATTTTTCCATTTACGGCCACATTGTAGTAATAGTATATCTTGGGTACTTCACAAATAGTCAATTGTTTAAATAGTTTCGACTTACCTAATAATAGGTGGTACTTCTCCAAGAACTCTAAGGTACGTCCGGTATACTTTGATTTAATTAGTTCAAGTGCTAAATTATACTTTTTATCCCAATCATCAAGCATTGGAAATTGTTTCTCAATGGTTTTAAGGCTCTGTGTCCAGAATTCACCATTAATTCTAAAATAATAAACTTGGTCTTTATTGATAAGAAAGTCGTTCAATTCTCGCATTGTTTCATTAAAATTATCAATTTGAATTTTACCACGCTTTTCAAGTTCGATAAGTTTACATATAAAATTGAGCATTGCTTTGTCGTAATCAATTGAATAGCAATACATAGCACGGCT